ACATATCTTCCCATGCAGCTGTTGTTGCAGTGAAAGATGTAATGTTATCACCATAGTAAAATCTGTCAGGAGATTGACTACCACACTGGTTTTTCAACCAATCTTTTATTTCTCTCCAAGTCCAATCTCTATTATATTGTAGTTTGGTAGTTAACCAACCAGCACATGTAGGACATCCAGAACTAGTACCACCAAAATCAATATCATATGGGGTAAGTGTGAGACCAGTATATGTTTCTGGGTGAACATATGTAAGAGATGATGCTCTTCCATCTGCTGTGAGTGTGTCATCAGCAGCACCATAACAATCAATACCTGTTCCCATATCACTATAGTTCACTTTCTTTTCTTTGTAGTCTGTGGTGTTACCACCTAGTCCACTACTTGTAATTTGATCATCTAATGCACCAATATTAATAGCAGCATATTCAGTTCCAGCAGTAGATAATCCAGATGTGGTTTTACCTAGTGCCTGTGGCCATCCTCTTCTATTGATAGTGTTATAACATGTCAATCCAAATTCACTATGAGTTGCGGATTCTAAGGAAGAACTGTTACCTTGAGAACTGGTAGCCCAATAATTATCAAAGTCAAGATCGCCAGGACTACATTGAGTCTGATTACTATTACCAGCAGCACAGACGAAGATAACTCCCGCCTCAGCTAACTCATCACCAGCAGCAGTTACAGAACTTTCTACCATCTCTCCTTTACACCTATTACTATCACCATATGCGCCTAGTAAATCAATGAATTCTGGTTCAGCACCACTACTATAGGATACGCCAGTCTCTGATCCATCTGTTGCTGATGGTCTATACCAATAGTAACCTGTGGTATGTATAGAGCTAGATCTGTAACCCCAACTATTACTTGATAGTGTGGGGTTTTTAGTATCATTTTCTTTACCAGTGATAGCAGAATGTCTATCATAGTTTGGTTTATATAAGTGGAAGAGTTTCTGTATATCAAATTGACTACCATTGATTCCAGCATTAGAACCACCGATACCATTCAATACCCATTTGTTACAGTTATATGCCGATCCATAATTCTTACCATATACTTGACCAGAACACTGAGTTCCGTGATCAGAACCGTTGGTTGGTTTCTGTGTGTTACTTCCGTTGCAACTTTGTCTACTATATGAAGCACTGAAACCATTTGTAGTGCCAATGGTAGAGAATCCTACTGATCTCTGACTTGAATCAGACCACCATGCTCTTGCAACAGACTCTACTGGTACTGTTGTTCCGTCCCAACGTTGAATCAATCTATTGCCTGGATCTGCATTGAACCATGCTGGGTCAATATAATATGGACCATCAAGAAGTACATCTAGAACACCACATGTGCCTGGAGTTGTAGATATACCACTCCATGTTAATGCGTTTCCTGTTGACCAACCTACAGGATCATCGTCAGTTGTTACAAATTCTGGGTGTGCAATCCAGAAACCATCATCAGCTACGATTGCATCTACACCAGTGCCATCACCTAATTGCTTTGGTTCAGTCTCTATTATTAGATGATCAGATCCAGTCAGCCCAGTGGATGTTGCATCCCAAGGGTTTTCTTTTTGTGTATGTCTTAGTATTTGATATCCAGTTCTGTTCTTATCTGTTGCACCAATACCAGCCTGGGTTGTTGGTGGCCTAGTGCCTGTTGGCGAAGTATTCCATGCTCTGTAGTTAGATACTGTCTTATTGAACCTACCAAATTTTTGTACACCAGCGATAATATCTTTTGGATCTGGAGAATAGTTGCCTGGATATACATCATAGTCAATACAGACCCACTGTACCTTCTCATGTTTTCTTAAATCCTCTGCTTCCGCATCAGTCAACATGTAAGTTGCTCTGGTATCACTATGTTCCTTCTTGTCAGGACATACTATTGTTGGATCAGGAATGTTATCTTCCAATGATCCATCTTTCTCTAGTTCCTCATGAATGAATACCCAATCATTTTTGGTATAACATTTAATAGAGTATGCCTTCTTGTCATCAGTTCCAACTGGCTTGGTAGCCAGGCCTGACCTATCGAGAGTGTTCGTACTAGTATGAATCATAGGTTCTCAATAAAAGTTTTAACGAATCTGTATGTTGATAAACCAGATATCCCTGACTCAGGAGTAACTTTAACTAGAACGTTGTTACTACTTACAGTTGCAGCGATTGATACCTGTTGTTCTGGAGAGAACATGATGCCATATTCTTGTGAGAACGCCGTAGTTCCATCGTGCATGACAAGAACTTTCTGTGATTGTCTGAATGTTCCTAGACCAATCATAAATGTGTACTCTGCACCAGAGTAACTTAACTTAGACCATGAATCTACCTGTTGTTCCACACCAGCAGATGCAGTGTATGTTCCAACTCCAGTTGTGGAAATACTGCCACCTCCACCACCACCAGAAGTGATTGTGATAGTTCCATCTGTTCCAGAAGCAGTTGCACTTACAGTAGATCCAACAAAATTAAGTGAGGTGATTCCTGCTGCAACTTGACTTCCTTCTTCTTTAATTATTATTCCACCACTACCACCTGTAGGTGCGGCTGGTGCCCACTGTGATCCACTCCATGTTAATACATCACTTGTACTTGGAGATACATTAGAAACGTTGTTTAGATTACCTAATCCTTGACCACCTATACCTGTCAGATATCCAGCACCAGAGTGATCACCCCATCCATATGCTGCTTCATACTGTGTAATGTCAAGTGCAGTTATGCTTGCAGCAGGTCCTGTGAATGGTACTGCTCCTGCCAAGTTGACAGTTGCAACTCCACCACTATGTGTTACTGTACATGCAACACCAATGAAGTTAACGGTTTGTGCAGTACCAACAGTAGATCCTTCCTCCTGATATACAATACCAGAGATACCACCGCCGCCACCTGATGTGGTGACTGTTACTACACCAGCAGATGCAGGGGAAACATCGAAACCAGTTCCGAAGTTTACAGTTCCAATAGTTCCTACGAGTGTGCCGCCTTCTCTGATGATAATACCACTACCAGATGCAGTGATACCTGTCAGTCCAGAACCATCTCCAACGAATGTTGCACTAGTAGTAATACCAGTACAGTTGATGTTAGCAACTAAGATGTCTGGTTTACCTTCTAGTCCTTGTGATAGAGTTGCAATACCAGCTGAAGCTGCGTATGATACATTGATATTACTTAAACCAGATCCATCTCCAGTAAATGATATTGCAGTTAGAACACCAACTCTATAGTTTTCAGTTCCAGTTCCAACCGATTGATCTTGATTTTTATTGACCAGTTCATTCCAACCAGCGTGTGCATAGTATGCCTTTCCTGTCTCATGAACGTGAGCAAATGCACCATGATAAGTGGATGATGATGGTAGAGATGCGTAGGTTGACCACAAGTGAGGTAGTATATTATCTGTTGCAGTTCCGTCCAGTCTGCCTTGTAACTTTAAGTTACCTAGTACGTTAAGTTTATATCCTTCTGTGTTGGTAGTTCCAAGACCAACGTTGCTGAGAGTGTGAATACCAGTGGAGTTTGTTCTCCAAATACTATCTGTTGATGGTAAGTTTGTAAGTCCAGATCCATCACCAGCAAACTTGGATGCAGTTATGACACCTACTGTAAAGTAGTTGCCTTCGTCATCCTGATGAAGTATCTGTCTCCAACCATTGTAACCACCCATTGTGGTTCCACTGGAAACATATGCAGTCTTGGTGTTGTTTGCCCATGCAAACATACCTCTCCAAGAGGTTGATTGGGGTAGATCACCTGTTGCGTCAAAGTCGAAACGCATCTTACTACCTTGACCAGGCATGGTCACAATACCAATCGCAGAATTGATATTGTCGATAACAATAGAAGGAGTTCCTGTTAAATTCTGTGCGACTGTGGCGATGCCTGCGGTATGTGCATACCCCGCCATGGTTGAGAACCCTGCATTGGCAACGTATGATGCGATACCAGCTACCTTTGCATACTCAGCAACACCAGAGTTGGTTGCAATACCAGATGCCTGTGAGTAAGTTACGATACCAGCAATCGTGGCGAAGTTTGCAGTGTATGCCAGTGTTGCAGTGTCAGCAAACCCAGCAGTTGTTGCAGTGGTTGATACTCCAGAAACGTTTGCGTATGCAGATGTAGTAGAGAATCCAGAAGTGAACGCAAATCCTACAGTATCAGCAGCAGAAACTGTTACATTTCCACCAAATACCTGTGTAACATTTAAGTTTTTATCTAAGTTTATACTTTGTGCAACACCAATGAGTGTTCCACTATCTTTTATAACAACACCTTGACCAACTGCGGTCACACCTGTTAGACCAGAACCATCTCCAACGAATGTTCCAGTTGTAATACCTGTTAACTGTGCGTTACCTGACACATATAGAGATGCAGTAGGTAAAGTTGTTCCTATGCCTACGTTCTTACTTGTGTATATTCCTGAGTTCCCTGCCTTTGTCCAAGTACCACCACTGCCTGCACTGACACTGAGGTTTGAACCATCACCGAAGGTAGTATATATTTCCGAAAAGTTTGCGTTGACTTTACTAGCACCCAAGGCGAGGGAATCTCCCAGTCCATCGTTCGGTGTGAATCCAGTAAATATTCCCTGACGAGCCATTTAGCTAAAAAATTATAGAGTCCCTGTCTTCTATTTATTGATATAATAAATACGTTATGATAGCCATACTGTATCCTTTGAAAATGGAAGATAATTTATCTAAAGCCTACTCTACAATTTATGAAGAACTAAGTGATGTAGTCAAGAAAAATGATGCAATCAACAAAGCAAATGCAATGCAGAATGCTCAGAAGAACAAAGTACCACAGGATGTTAAGGATGCTTCAAAGAGACAATACACTGCTGGTGGCCCTAAAGATACAGGTGCAAACAAGTATACAACTGCTGATAAAAAGACTATTATCAATCATAATAAAACCAAGATAAATGAAGGAGATACTAAAGCAATGAAAGACTTTCTTGATAAGAAAGCAAAGAAGTTAACAAAACAAAGAGACGCACAACCTGATCGTTATAAAAAAAATCCTGCTTTTGATAGTACTTCACCTAATCCAAAGTACGAAGACGTTGGTAAGTTTAGACAAGAGTGGGA